GATTATAGGGATGCACTAAAGAAACTGAAAAAACGTCCTCACTATGAGCCTGCGAAGGAAACAATAACCGAGGTGGAGAGGTTCTTCCACTCTGATTGGTATAGAGAACTTACCTCTGTTGATGGGAATTTCCTAATCGAAAAATTAAGATCGGAGGTAAGAAAAGCATGAAAGTAAAGGAATATTTGCACCAAGCATATAGGCTTGATAAAAGAATACAATCTGACATTGAGGAAATGGAGTGTCTTAGGGAAATGGCAACAAATGTATCATCGCCAAGCTGGGAAGAAAAGGTGCAAACTTCACGAAATACGGATGCCAAGTTTGTTAGGTGCTTAGAGCGAATTATAGATTTGGAAAGTAAGATAAATACTGAAGTGGATAACCTTGTAGCACTCAAAGAGCAGATAAGGAGCGTTATAAACGAGGTTGCAGACACGGATGAACGCATGGTTTTACGCTATCGTTATGTGCATAACTTTACTTGGGAACAAATCGGTGATGAACTTAATGCCGACAGAACAACAGTTTATAGGTGGCATAATGCAGCACTTAACCATGTGATTCTTCCTGAAGATCCTATTAAAATATAGTTTGCACATTTTGCAACACTTTGCAACAAGATACCACTATTGCATTTGTGTTATTGTATAATCAGCAAAATAGAATAGATACCAAGCCTTGTAGGTTCGTCCTGCAGGGCTTTTTCTATGCCTTGAAAGTGAGGTGAAACGATGCCCTACAAACCAAAGCGTCCCTGTGCTTATCCCGGCTGCGGTCGGCTTGCAGACAGCAGGCAATACTGTGCCGAGCATCAAAAAGCAATGGACAAACATTACAACCAATACGAACGAGACCCTGCCTCAAACAAACGATACGGTCGTGCCTGGAAACGCATCCGTGACCGTTACATCAAGTCGCATCCTCTCTGTGAGGAATGTGAGAAGCAAGGCAGGCTTACTCCTGCTGAAGAGGTACACCACATCTTCCCGCTCTCCAAGGGCGGCGGCAATGAGAAGAGTAACCTCATGGCACTTTGTAAATCCTGCCACTCTCGAATCACTGCCGAAAGCGGTGACCGGTGGGGGCGGTCAAATCTCTAAAACTTTTTAAAGCGGACAACGGCGTGGGGCTTCGTGTTAAAAAACGCGGTTTCAAACGATGGAATAACCCCAGTCCTACTAAGTGAGGTGAAAATATGGCAAAAGACGGTACGAATCGAGGCGGTGCTCGTGTTGGTTCAGGTGCAAAGAAGAAACCACTGGCTGACAAAATTGCTGAAGGCAATCCTGGCGGCAGGAAACTGACCGTGATGGAATTTAAGGATACAGCAGACCTAAAAGGACTTGAAATGCCTGAACCAAATAAAATGCTCGAAGCTATACAAAAGGACGGTAAAGCACTGGTTGCAGGAGAAGTCTATAGAAATACATGGCAGTGGCTAAACGAACGTGGGTGTGCTGCTCTCGTTTCACCACAGCTTTTAGAACGTTATGCGATGAGCGTGGCTCGTTGGATTCAATGCGAGGAAGCAGTCACAGAATATGGCTTTTTAGCAAAGCACCCGACTACGGGCAATGCCATTCAAAGCCCCTATGTGGCAATGGGTCAGAATTACATGAACCAAACCAATCGGCTGTGGATGGAGATATTCCAAATCGTCAAGGAAAACTGCACTGGTGAATACAGCGGTGCTAACCCACAGGACGATGTAATGGAACGTCTGCTCATGGCAAGGCGAGGAAAATAAATGAGATAGGAGAGAAAATATGATTACTTATAAAACAGCAGAAAGTGTCTGCATGGGACATCCGGATAAACTCTGCGACCTCATTGCTGACAATATTCTGGATGCTTGTATGCGTAAAGATAAAGCTTCCCGTGTGGCCTGCGAGGTCATGGCTACTAAAGGCAAAATTATCGTGGCGGGCGAAATCACCTGCAGCGGTAAAGTGGATATCCGCTTCATCGTAAAAAATGTACTTCGAGAGGTTGGATACAATCCGTGGAAGTTCACAGTATTTGTGTTCGTACACCATCAAAGTGCAGATATTGCGGCAGGTGTGGATAATGCACTTGAAGCAAGAAATGGTATAAATGACCCATACGGTTCTGTGGGTGCCGGGGATCAAGGTACGGTTTACGGATATGCAACTAATGAAACCAGTAAGAACCTGCCCCTTCCATTGGTGCTTTCCCATCGCCTCGTAAAGCAAATTGATGACTGCCGTAAAGGAAAACTTATTAAAGGAATTCTACCGGATGGCAAAGCACAGGTCACGGTGGAATACGAGGATGGGAAGCCCAAACGTGTGAAAGCTATTGTAGTTTCAGTCCAGCATGATAAGGACAAAACCCAGGAAGAACTGAAATCGGATATCCTAAGAAATGTACTATGGCAGTGCTTTGAGGATTTCCCGTTTGATGATGATACTGAAATCCTTATTAACCCCTCCGGCAGATTTGTAGAAGGTGGCCCCGCTGCCGATACAGGCTTGACAGGCAGGAAAATCATGGTCGATACCTATGGAGGTCTTGCCTCCCACGGCGGAGGAGCCCTTTGCGGCAAGGACCCAACCAAGGTTGACCGAAGCGGCACCTATATGGCTCGCTACATTGCAAAGAATATCGTATGGAGCGGTCTTGCAGAGGAATGTGAGGTCGCTCTTTCTTATGCCATAGGAAAGGCAAATCCTGTGGCGGTTGATGTGACATCTTTTGGAACGGGCAAACTCACCGATGATCAGCTTACCAATATTGTACAGGAAGTATTTAACCTAAGGCCGGCTGCAATCATCGAAAAACTACACTTAAGAAATGTTATTTATTCCGATACGGCGGTTTATGGGCATTTCAACTCCTGCCTTTTCCCGTGGGAGAATGTCAATATGTACACAAATTTAAGAAAGGCGGCTGAAATATATGCAGATAGAAAAACTGAAAACTGAGTTGTTGATTCCAGCCGACTATAATCCTCGTAAGGACTTGAAACCCGGTGACCCGGAATACGAAAAGCTGAAATGCTCCATCGAGCAGTTCGGATACGTTGAACCTGTTATATGGAATAAGACCACTTCTCATGTTGTGGGCGGTCACCAACGTTTGAAGGTGCTGCTTGATATGGGCATCACCGAAGTTGAGTGTGTTGTTATCGAAATGAATGAGGAAAAGGAAAAGGCACTCAATATCGCCCTTAATAAAATAAGCGGTGATTGGGATAAAGACAAATTAATGCTTTTGATTGCTGACCTGCAAGGTGCAGACTTTGACGTATCCCTCACCGGATTTGAGCCAGCCGAACTTGATGCACTATTTAAGGATTCGCTTAAGGATGGCATACATGAAGATGAATTCGATGTGGATGCTGAACTGCAAAAGCCTGAACTCACCAAACAAGGTGATGTTTGGAAACTCGGACAGCACAGGCTTGTCTGCGGTGATTCCACCAAGGCTGACACTTTCAATATTCTGATGGATGGCAAACTTGCAAACCTGGTGGTAACTGACCCTCCTTACAATGTTAACTATGAAGGGTCGGCGGGCAAAATCAAAAATGATAACATGGCTAATGAAGCATTCTACGATTTTCTGCTGGCGGCATTTATAAACACTGAGGCGGCAATGGCAAAGGATGCTTCAATTTATGTTTTCCATGCAGATACGGAAGGTTTGAATTTCAGAAAGGCATTCTCGGAAGCCGGATTTTATCTCTCCGGTACTTGTATTTGGAAAAAGCAGTCGCTTGTTCTCGGCCGCTCCCCTTATCAGTGGCAGCATGAGCCTGTTCTTTTCGGCTGGAAGAAGTCTGGAAAGCACAATTGGTATGCCGATAGAAAGCAGACTACTATATGGGAATTTGAAAAGCCAAAGAAAAACGCTGACCATCCGACTATGAAACCAGTAGCATTGGTAGCTTATCCAATCCTGAATAGCAGTTTGTCCAATTGTATCGTACTCGATCCGTTCGGCGGCAGTGGTTCTACCCTTATCGCCTGTGAGCAGACGGACAGGATATGCTATACCATCGAACTGGATGAAAAGTATTGTGATGTCATAGTAAAAAGATATATTGAGCAAGTTGGAGTCGAAGACGGTGTGTTTTGCATTAGAGATAGCAAGAAGTTTTCCTATAAAGAACTATTAGAGATACAACCATGATAAAAAGTATTTCATATTCTCAGGAAGAAATAATTAAAAACATACTGGAACTTCATTCAAAAAGCGGAAGAATAGATTGCGACCCTACCTATTCTAAGGGTTACTTTTATAAAGATACGGGGATAGAAAAACCAGGATACAAATTTGATATAAATCCACAAGTTGAGGGAGTGATAAAGGCTAATGCGGAAAAACTCCCTCTTTCTGATTGCAGTTTGAATACCATCATATTTGATCCTCCGTTTCTTGCTACTACCGGAAGGAGCTTGAATAAGGTCGATAATAGCAATGTAATCAATAAACGCTTTGGTGTATATGATAGTGAATTGGCTTTGTTTAGGTTTTACAGAAATGCTATGAAGGAATTTTACAGGATTTTAAAGCCGGAAGGCATATTGATTTTCAAATGCCAAGATAAAGTGAGCAGTGGCAAGCAGTATTTTAGCCACTGCTATATTTATAATATAGCAATTGACTTGGGTTTCTACCCTATTGATATTTTTATTTTACTTTCGAAGAACAGAATCACAGCAAAATGGCAGCAAAATCAAAAACATGCACGTAAATATCATTCATACTTTTGGGTGCTTAAAAAATGTAACAACAAAACACTATACAGCGAGGTGGTTAAGGATGAGTAAACTGACCATCGATCCTCTCTTTGACAAGATACCGCCGAATAAAAGAACATTATTTTCTACATAAAACGCTCGAAATGACTTGCTATTTACAGCCTTCAGAGTGATATATGTAGTACCGAAAAATGAAAGGCGGTATGAAAATGAAGATTAATTATAATGTTACTGGCCCAAAACGAAAATCTTTGGTAGGAGCAATCAGCCTGGAACTAAATGCTCCGACAACATACCTCGGTGCACCTACCTTTGCTTACGAAGTAGGTGGATACCACATCGACAAGAACGGAATGCTCGAGGGTGAGGACAATCCTGGTCTGGTTGCTGACCTGCAAGGATTACATGATTTTAAAGCAATTACAGAAGAATATGACGCTCCACTCCCGGAGGCAGAACCAGTACCAGAGGATGTTCAAATTCCTTACGAAGCGGCTCTTGGCGGCAGGGTCAGTCCTTACCGTGATTATGAGGAGCCGCCAGCATATGCAGAACCCGAACAAAGTGATGAGGTCGAAACCAACCATCTGTCCATCGAGCTGCCAAGGTCAGCTTTCACCGATGTGGCTCTTGAAAACCTTAAGCGATTGGTAGAAAGCAAATCGTCCCTAATTAAAAAAGCTCTAGGCACTGATTGCATCCCAATAATAACAAATGAAGAAACTATTAGTTTCACCTGGTTTCAAGGAGAGCTTACTCCAGATGAGGTCAAAGCCTACACCCATTTTGTGACCGCACTCTGTGAAATGGCAAAAACACAGCAAAGGGTCAATGCTGCCGAAAAGCAAGTAGAAAATGAGAAGTACGCTTTCCGTTGTTTCCTCATCCGGCTTGGTTTCGTTGGTTCTGAATATAAAGCGGAACGCAAAATCCTGCTAAAGAACTTATCTGGCAACAGTGCCTTTAAAAATGGTGCTCCGACTAAAGCTGAGGAGGTAATGGCTGATGAATAACTTTCCTTCAAGAGAAACTGTGGAACGCATCCGTAGGCAATATCCGGTGGGCTGCCTTGTAGAACTTGTCCGCATGGACGATGTTCAAGCACCTCCAATTGGAACGAAGGGCTGTGTCACCGGAGTAGATGACACAGGCAGCATCATGGTTCATTGGGAGAATGGTTCTTCTTTAAATGTGGTTTACGGAGAGGATTTGTGCCGGAGAATCGAAGAATAATATACGCATTTTCAGTTTGAAAAATAGGAGTAAGATTGTGTAGAAAGTGTTTGCTTTCATTGAATAATTGTCTTGCTATTTACTCCTTTTAGAGTGATATATGTACATACCGAAAGGGACAAATACACTTTAAAAGGAGCGAGAATCAATGCTAACCAAGAAATTTGGAATTGAAATTGAGTTCACAGGAATAACAAGAAACGAAGCAGCCAAGGCCGCAGCCGAATACCTATACGGAACGGTTGTGAACACGGGCGACTATTACGACACCAAAAATGTTACAACCGCTGACGGGCGGGTTTGGAAAATTATGAGCGACGGCAGCATCTCTTGCCAGAAGAAACAAGGACGGCAGAAGGCTGCAGCAGCTAGAGAATACAGCGTAGAGTTGGTTAGTCCTATTTTAACCTACCAAGAGGACATTGAAACATTGCAGGAGCTGGTACGCAGACTACGCAAGGCAGGAGCTTTCACCAACAATTCCTGCGGAATCCATATCCACTTGGATGGAGCAGACCATACTGCAAGGAGCATACGAAACTTTGTAAACATCATCGCGAGCAAGAACGACCTTTTTTACAAGGCTTTGCAGATATCACCTGCACGAATTGGTTACTGTAAAAAGATGGATGAGATTCTGGTGGAAAAAATCAACCGAAAGAAGCCAAAAACACTGGCGCAAATTGAGAGCCTTTGGTATGAAGGCTACAGCGAAAGTACCACCAGGCATTACCATTCAAGCCGATACCATTTTCTTAACCTGCACAGCTTTTTCAACGGAAATCACTCGGTCGAACTTAGAGGTTTTAACAGCGAGTTACACGCAGGCAAGATTAGAAGCTACATTGTTCTCGCCCTTGCACTGAACAACCAGGCACTGACACAAAAGTGTGCCTCGGCAAAGAAACCGCAGGTCGAGAATGAAAAGTTTGCAATGCGGACCTACCTCAACCGCATCGGTTTTATCGGCGAGGAATTCGCAAACTGCCGTGAACACTTGACCGCCCATTTGGACGGCTCGGCAGCGTGGCGGTTTCGGGCGGCCTAAAGGGTTGCCCAGCAAAAATAAGGAGGATAAGGCCTATGAATAAAATATTCTATCTCGCCTATGGCTCAAACCTCAATCTTGAGCAAATGGCGCACCGTTGCCCCACAGCAAAGCCTGTCGGGCCGGTTGTATTAAAGGATTATCAGTTATTGTTTCGAGGCGGACACGGTGGTTCTGTGGCGACTGTGGAGCCTTTTAAGGGCAAGACAGTGCCATGCCTGCTGTGGGAGATTACCCCGGCTGACGAAGCAGCACTCGACCGCTACGAGGGTTTCCCGTTCCTCTACCGAAAGGAAAAGGTCAAAGTGAGACTTGGCAAAAAGAACGTAGAAACTATGGTGTACATCATGAATGACGGTCGACCACTCGGCACTCCAAGCTGTTATTACTACATCATTATCTTAGAGGGTTACAAGAGTGCAGATTTCGATATCGGCATTCTGAAACAGGCGGTGGAGGATTCTAAGGAGGTCGAAAATGGATAAAAAGATAAAGGAACAGATACTCGCCATCCGCAACACAGGCGAAACGAATATGTTTGATGCAGCGATGGTTCAGCGCATCGCCTACAACAAAGGTTTCTATGAGCTGGTAGTGTACCTCGAAGAAAACTGTAAGGAATATGCCCATTTCATCATGACTGGCGAAGAGGAATAAATAACTAAATACTAACCAGAGAACAGTGCCAAAAATGGCTCTGTTTCTCTTACAGATAGATTTTGAAGGCTTGCTTGATGCAGGTCTATTTTTATGCGCAGAAGGAGGCGGCGGATATACGAAAACTCAAGAAATACACACCAACAACTTTTAAGGTGGCTGATTCAGTCTACGATAAGTCTTCTGCTGATTATGCCGTGTCCTTTATAGAGGCACTCTCCCATACTAAAGGCACATGGGCGGGTAAGCCATTTGAACTAATCGACTGGCAAGAGCGAATTATCCGAGATGTATTTGGAATTTTAAAGCCAAACGGCTATCGGCAGTTCAATACTGCTTATGTGGAAATACCGAAAAAAATGGGAAAAAGTGAGCTTGCGGCGGCTGTTGCCCTGCTCTTAACCTGCGGAGATAACGAGGAACGTGCCGAGGTTTACGGATGCGCTGCCGACCGCAACCAGGCATCCATTGTTTTTAACGTGGCAGCAGATATGGTGCGGATGTGTCCGGCTTTAGCAAAACGAGTAAAAATCCTCGATTCTATGAAGCGGCTCATCTATCAGCCGACAGGCAGTATTTATCAGGTGCTTTCAGCCGATGTTGGAAACAAACATGGTTTTAACACCCACGGTGTGGTGTTTGACGAACTTCATACCCAACCTAACCGAAAGCTATACGACGTTATGACCAAAGGAAGTGGTGATGCAAGAATGCAGCCACTGTATTTCCTTATAACCACTGCTGGGGACAATCAGAACAGTATCTGCTGGGAGGTACATCAGAAGGCTTTGGATATCATAGATGGCAGAAAAAATGATCCTACTTTCTACCCTGTTATATATGGTGCTGCTTTAGAAGATGACTGGACTGACCCAAAGGTATGGAAGAAAGCAAATCCTTCGTTGGGAATCACAGTCGGTATGGACAAAGTCAAAGCAGCCTTTGAATCGGCAAGACAGAATCCTGCTGAAGAGAATAGTTTTAGGCAGCTTAGGCTCAATCAATGGGTCAAACAAGCGGTGCGCTGGATGCCTATGGAAAAATGGGATGCCTGTGCGTTTGCTGTTGACCCGGAAGCACTGCGGGGGAGAGTCTGCTATGGTGGACTTGACCTATCAAGCAGTACGGATATCACGGCTTTCGTGCTGGTTTTTCCTCCATTGGATGAGAATGATAAGTACACTGTTATGCCGTTCTTCTGGATACCGGAGGACAACATCGATTTGCGTGTTCGGCGTGACCATGTAAATTACGATGTATGGAATAAGCAAGGATTCCTCCAAACTACCGAGGGGAACGTAGTGCATTATGGTTTCATTGAATCCTTTATTGAAGATCTTGGTACAAAATATAATATTAGAGAAATTGCCTTCGACCGCTGGGGTGCTGTGCAAATGACGCAGAACCTCGAAAACCTCGGTTTTACAGTGGTTCCGTTCGGTCAAGGCTTTAAAGATATGTCTCCACCGACCAAAGAACTGATGAAACTGACCTTGGAACAGAAAATTGCCCACGGTGGGCATCCGGTTCTTCGCTGGATGATGGATAACATATTTGTTCGTACTGACCCTGCCGGAAATATAAAAGCGGACAAGGAAAAGTCGACTGAGAAAATCGACGGTGCGGTGGCAACTATTATGGCACTCGACCGCGCCATCCGGTGCGGCTCCGGCAACGGCGGTGAGTCGGTGTACAATGAAAGAGGATTACTGATTTTATAGCTTTCAATTATCGTTATGAATTCGTAAGGAATCGTCACGAAAAAAGTTGTTGACAGCATTATGTAAGTTGCAATATACTAAACCTAACGAAGCGTTACGAAGCATGACGAATAAAATGAAAGCGGGGTAAGTTTATGAAAATTTTTCAAATGAAAACAAAACCACATGGGACTGAAAGATTTAGAGAGTTTATTGATGAGAAGTTCGTATGTATTGGTTGGCCGGGGATTGGGGATTTAACCCAAGTGAGCAAAGACGAAATACGTGACAGGCTTGAAAAGGAATACAATAGAACAGGTCATAAGCTGGGAAATGCATTAGGCCAAGTTAATACATTCGTAAATACCATGAAAACAGGAGATGTGGTAATCATCGCTGAAAAAGACTGGGCATATATTGGAATAGTAGGAGATTACACATACGAGCCACAGTATGACAACGATCAAGATGGAATGTGCCACAGACGAAGTGTTGAATGGACTGAACGAATACAGTTTTCTAATCTTGAAAGCAGCATTCAGAGGCTAATTAACAATCGAAACACTATCTGTGAATACCCAGAATCTATTGAGGAATCAGGGTTAGATAAAATAATCGGCAAAAAACCAGTAATAAGCAAAGAAAATTCTACTATGTTGGACAATTTATTTAATGATGCTTTAAAAGTATTAGAAGAGGAATTGAAATCAACAGATCCAGATCGCAGGCTAAAAGCAGCTACTGAGTTATTAAGGCTGAAAAATAGTTAATGATTAGACAATATTGAGTAAAAATTAAGGAGGAATCATCATGAATGCAGAAGCAATTTTGATGAATAAGGCGGGCATATTAAATGCCGTAACCTTAGCTGTTGAAGCAGTTTTGAGAGCTACCTATCCGAATACGAGTTCTTCAAACGAAATATATAATTTGCTTCCGACAACAATACAGAGCAATATAACTGCAATTTCAAGCCAGTATAGTCGTGGAGCCTGCCGAGAACCTGCGGCTTATGCAGGAACTGCTGCATCAATGCTATGTAAAAGCAATCCGGCATTTTATCACGATTACAGCTACCACTGTCCTGTATTAAATAGGAAAGAAGACGGATTCAGGCAAATTTAAATAGTAGCACGACGAAGAGCGCCTTTCAAATGACTGGCGCTTTTTCTATGCCCATTTTTCAGGAGGTGATGTCCATTGAGTATATTTAATAGTTTATTCCGTTCCCGCGACAAACCCCAAAACCGTGTGGGCAGTGCGTTTTCATTCTTGTTTGGCGGCACGACCAGTGGCAAGACGGTTAATGAGCGGACTGCCATGCAAACAACAGCAGTGTATGCCTGTGTAAGGATACTGGCTGAGGCTATAGCGGGTTTGCCACTGCACGTTTACCGATACCGCATGGACGGCGGCAAGGAACGTATTCCACAGCACCCTTTGTACTATCTTCTTCATGATGAACCAAATCCAGAGATGACTTCATTCGTGTTCCGAGAAACACTGATGAGTCATCTTTTGCTTTGGGGCAATGCTTACGCACAGATTGTCCGAAACGGCCGTGGGCAGGCAGTAGCTCTCTATCCTCTGCTCCCAAGCAAGATGGAGGTCAGCCGAGCGGCAAACGGTGAACTGGTCTATACCTATTACAGGGATTATGACGAAAGCGGACTGAACCCCAAAGGCGGCTATGTGACACTTCGCAAAGACGATGTTCTTCACATCCCAGGCTTAGGTTTTGACGGACTAATCGGTTACAGCCCCATCGCTATGGCGAAAAATGCCATCGGTATGTCGCTTGCCACTGAGGAGTATGGTGCATCCTTCTTTGCCAATGGTGCCAATCCTGGCGGTGTACTGGAACATCCTGGTGTAATTAAAGACATTCAGCGGGTTAAGGATAGCTGGAACAGTGCCTACCAAGGCAGCGGCAATGCCCATCGTGTGGCAGTTTTAGAAGAAGGCATGAAATTTCAGGCAATCGGTATCCCACCGGAGCAGGCGCAGTTTCTCGAGACACGGAAATTCCAGATTAATGAGATTGCAAGGATATTCCGTGTGCCTCCACATATGGTGGGTGACCTTGAGAAGTCAAGCTTTTCCAACATTGAACAGCAGTCACTGGAATTTGTAAAATACACTCTTGATCCATGGGTGGTGCGCTGGGAGCAAAGTCTTCAGCAGTCGCTTATTTTACCTTCCGAGAAAACGTCGCTGTTCATCAAGTTCAATGTGGATGGTTTGCTTCGCGGCGATTACCAAAGCCGTATGAATGGCTATGCTGTCGGTCGGCAAAACGGCTGGATGTCGGCAAATGATATCCGGGAACTCGAGGACATGAACCGCATCTCTGCCGAGGAAGGCGGCGATTTATATTTGGTCAACGGCAATATGACAAAACTGGCAGACACGGGTGCGTTCGCCAAAACCAAAGGAGGTCAGTAAATGAAGAAGTTTTGGAACTGGGTGCGAGATTCTGATGAGGAACGTACCCTTTATCTCAACGGAGTAATATCCGAGGAAACATGGTGGGGTGATGAGGTCACTCCTAAACTATTCAAAGATGAGCTTTCGGCAGGCTCCGGCAACATCACGGTGTGGATTAACTCACCCGGCGGCGATGTGTTCGCGGCAGCTCAGATTTACAATATGCTGATGGATTACGCAGGAAATGTCACTGTAAAGATCGATGGAATTGCGGCAAGCGCTGCATCGGTTATTGCAATGGCAGGCGGTGATGTATATATGTCGCCTGTGTCTATGCTGATGATCCATAATCCTTCGACCGTCGCCATCGGTGACAGCGAGGAGATGCTCCGTGCCAAAGCTCTGCTTGATGAGGTTAAGGAAAGTATTATCAATGCCTATGAACTGAAGTCTGGAATGTCGAGAGCGAAACTTTCACACCTCATGGATGCGGAAACTTGGATGAACGCTAATAAGGCGATTGAGATGGGCTTTGCCGATAAAATCATGTTTGCAGATGGTGAAAAGACCACCAGCGACAGCCTTATCTTCTCACGCATGGCAGTAACGAACTCCCTTATTAGCAAACTGCCGAAGCAGCCAAAACTGAAAACGGGTACCCCAATTGAGTCGCTTGATAAGCGGCTTTCTTTAATCACCCACTAATTTGAAGGAGGAAAAACATAATGAGTAAAATTTTAGAACTGCGCGAGAAACGTGCAAAAGCATGGGATGCAGCTAAGGCATTCCTTGACACCAAACGTGGCGACGATGGACTTTTATCCGCTGAGGACACCGCTGTCTATGACAAGATGGAAGCTGATGTTGTGGCACTTGGCAAAGAAATCGAGCGTCTTGAACGCCAGGCATCTATTGACATGGAACTCTCCAAAGCCACCAGTAACCCTATTACTAATGAGCCTACAAGAACAGGAGCGGAAAAGACCGGCCGTGCATCCGCCGAGTATAGGAAAGCATTCTGGAATGCTATGCGTACTCGCGCAGGAGAAGGACTTGATTCAAACGTGAGAAATGCCCTGCAAGTCGGTACAGACACCGAAGGTGGATATTTAGTTCCTGATGAGTTTGAGAAAACCCTTGTAGAGGCTTTGGAAGAAGAGAATATTTTCCGTACACTGGCTAATGTTATCACTACCGCCTCCGGTGACCGTAAAATCCCAGTTGTGGCATCTAAGGGCACAGCCTCATGGATTGATGAGGAAGGTGCAATCCCTGAAAGTGATGACAGCTTTGGTCAAGTGTCTATTGGAGCCTATAAGCTTGGTACGATGATCAAGGTTTCTGAGGAACTTCTAAACGACAGTGTATTTCAGCTTGAACCTTATATTTCAAGGGAGTTTGCAAGACGTATCGGCAGCAAGGAAGAGGAAGCCTTCTTCATTGGCGATGGCTCTGGTAAACCGACTGGTATCCTGGCAGCCACAGGAGGAGCACAACTAGGTGTAACTACAGCAGGCAGCACAGCAATCACTCTCGATGAGGTGCTTGACCTGTTCTATTCGCTAAAAGCACCTTATCGTAATAAGTCTGTATTCATCATGAACGATTCAACAGTAAAGGCAATTCGCAAGCTGAAGGACGGTCAAGGCCAGTACCTATGGCAGCCATCTATACAGGCTGGAACTCCAGATACTATTCTCAACCGTCCGCTGTATACATCTTCCTATGTGCCTGCTATTGTAGCTGGAGCAAAGACTATAGCATTCGGTGATTTCAGCTATTACTGGGTTGCTGACCGTCAAGGCCGTGTATTTAAGAGACTTAATGAACTCTATGCTGTTACTGGCCAGGTAGGATTTGTCGCTACCCAGCGTGTGGATGGCAAGCTGATTTTACCAGAGGCTATTAAAGTTCTTCAGCAGAAGGCTTAACGGAGGTGCATTATGAGCTACAACACAAAGAATTACACCGAACAGGGCGGAGATAAAACCGTCATCGGCGGTACATTGGAGATTAAACAGGGGGCCTCGGTAACGGGGTTTCCTGCCGCAGAGAATCAGGCAGACAGCACTGCCACCGATGTCGCTGGTATGGTCACGGATTTCAATGCCCTGCTTGCAAAGCTAAAAGCGGCAGGACTTATGGCAGACGAATAATCAGCAGAGGAGGCGGATGATATGACAACAGATAATCTTCTCCCTAAAGTAAAAGCAAACTTGATTTTGGCGCATGATGCGGATGATGGACTTCTGCTAAGTTACATCAAAGCCGCTGTGTCTTATGCGGAAAGCTATCAACACATTGCTGCTGGTTATTACACGGAAAACACAATGCCGCCTACCACTGAGCAGGCAGTAATCATGCTGTCGAGCCATTTCTATGAAAGCAGAGACGGCTCGACGGCAGGTTTCTTCGCTGATAGCGTGCAGGCAGGTCAACAGGTATGGAACACGGTGAACCTACTTTTGCGACTTGACCGAGAATGGAGGGTCTGATATGAGCTTTGGAAATATGAACACTTTCATCGATATCATCAGCACTGCACCAATCAAGGATAGCGAGGGATTTGCCACCACAGGCGATAACATTCTCGCTTCTGTTCGTGCGTATAAGGAAGACAGACATGGCAGTGAGCGATGGACTAATATGGCGGCATTCTCCACTGCAACTTCCCTGTTTCGGTTTAGAAAAATCCCTGGACTTAAGGTCACAACGGAAATGGTCATTACCTATGATGATGGCAGATACCAAATTTTAAGTGCTGAGGATGTCAGAGGACGTGGAATGTATGTTGAGGTTCTTGCTGAACGGTTGGAACCCTCTGTGAGGTGACGGATATGGCAAAAGTAAATATGAAGATGCCAGAGGAATTTCTTATGAAGGTTTCCCGCCTGGCTAACCAAACTGATGTGATTATTCCCAAGGTGCTGGAGGCGGGTGGCGATGTGGTACTAAAAAAGGTCAAGTCTAATTTGCAGTCAGTGATTGGAAAAGACACGAAATACCCATCCAAATCCACAGGCGAGCTACTCTCATCCCTTGGTCTTACATCTGCCAGGCAGGACAGGAATGGCGACTTTAACGTAAAGGTTGGATTTGCAGAGCCACGCTCTGATGGCGGGAGCAATGCTAAGATTGCCAACATCATCGAATACGGCAAGCATGGTCAGCCTGCAAAGCCTTTTTTAAAGCCTGCAAAAAGTGCATCACGGAAGCCTTGTGTGGGTGCAATGACTGCCAAATTGGAGGAGGAAATTGATAAGCTATGAGTATTTTATCAGAATTAAACACACTCATAACAGCCATACCCCTTCCCGTGGAAACAGGTGTTTTTTCTGGCAAGGCACCGGATGAGTATTCAGTCATAACACCGCTTTCAGATATTTTCGAAGTTCATGCGGATAACCGTCCGGGATTTGATGTACAGGAGGCACGGATATCGCTGTTTTCAAAAGGCAGCTACCTTCTGCGCAAAAAGCAGATCACAAATGCGCTCTTGAATGCGGATTTCACAATAACAGAACGCCGGTATATCGGACACGAGGACGATACCGGGTATCATCACTATGCCATCGATGTGGCAAAAAACTATGGATTGTAATCTAGTGATTTAAATTAGATAGTATTTATAGTAATCTAAATAGCATTTAACTATGAAAGAAGAACTATAAAGAAA